CTGCACTTTCTATTGCAACCACACAGTTGACAGGAACAGTAACTAACGCACAACTTGCTGGTTCAATCACAAATGCAAAACTTGTAAACAGTTCTGTAACAATCGGTTCTGACACAGTTTCACTTGGTGGAACTCAGACAGACTTGAATGGTATCACTTCACTTGACGTTGATAACATTACAGTTGACGCAAACACAATCTCAACCACAAACTCAAATGGTAACTTGGCACTTGCTCCAGACGGAACAGGAACAGTTACAGTTCCTTCTGGTTATGAAGCAAGAGCAGGATTTGGTTCAGATTCACTTGTTAATAAAACATATGTTGACCAAGTTGCAAACGGACTTGATGTTAAGGCATCTGTAAGAGTTGCAACTACTGCTGACTTGTCTGCAACATATGCTAACGGTGCAGGCACATTGACTGCAAATGCAAACGGTGCTATTTCAATTGATGGTGTTTCACTTTCATTGAACGACAGAGTTCTTGTTAAAGACCAAAGTGATGCAGTCGAGAATGGTTTCTATAAAGTAACAACAGTTGGTTCTGGTTCTGCTGCATTCGTTCTTACCAGAACACCAGACGCAAACGAAGCTTCTGAAATCACTGGTGGTGCATTTACTTTCGTTGAAGAAGGTACTGCAAACGCAGACAATGGTTATGTTGCAACACACAATGGAACACCAACACTTGGAACTGATGACATTACTTTTGACCAGTTCTCTGGTGCTGGACAGATTTCTGCTGGTAACGGTTTAACAAAAACTGGTAACACTATTGATGCAGTAGGAACTGCAAACCGTATCTCTGTTTCTGCAAATGCGATTGACATTGCTTCAACTTATGTTGGACAAAATACTATTACTACACTAGGAACAATTGCAACAGGAACATGGAACGCAGACACAATTGGTGTTGCATATGGTGGAACAGGAATTACATCTGCTGCAAAGGGTTCTGTACTTATTGCAAACTCTGCTGATACTTTCAGTGCTCTTGATGGTGGTGGTGCAAATGATGGTTTCCTATCTTACAGTGCATCTACAGACACAATCTCATGGGCTACAAGTATTGACGGTGGAACATTCTAATAAGTAGTCTTAGGAGATAACACATTATGGCTACTGTTGCGATTAGACCAAAACGCTCTGAAACTGCATCTTCAGTTCCATCTTCAGGCGATTTGGAAGTTGGAGAAGTTGCAATCAACTCTGCTGACCAAAAGATTTATACAAAAAAATCTGATGGTACAGTAGTTGAAGTTGCAAACGCATCTGCTGGTGCTTCAGAAGGTTTCGCAATCGCAGTAGCAGTCGCATTAGGATAAGAAAACATGGCAATACCAACAACAAGAACAGATTTTAAAGAATGGTGCTTAAGAAGTTTAGGCAAACCTGTTATCGAAATTAATGTTGATCCAGATCAAGTTGAAGATAGAATTGATGAGGCTCTACAATATTTCGCACAATATCATTACGATGGTATTGAGAGGGTGTATCTAAAATATCAATTGTCTGCGGCAGATATTACTCGTGCAAGAGGTAATGATTCTGGAACGGTTGCAACTGATGTTGATGGTTCGACAACTGCAACTTGGTATGAACAACAAAACTGGATTCCAGTTCCAAGTTCGGTGGTGTCTATCGTTAAAGTATTTCCTTTGACAGATAAGGCCGCACTGAATATGTTTGATATTAGATATCAGTTGAGACTGAATGATTTGTATGATTTTAGTTCTACTTCTGTTATTCACTATGAGATGACAATGCAACATCTAGATTTTCTAGATCACATTCTTATTGGTGAGACAGCAATTCGTCACAACCAACATCAAAACAGATTATACTTGGATGCAGATTTCCAGACAGATTTTGTTGAGAACGATTACATTCTTATTGAATGCTATCGCAAACTTGATCCAGCAACATATGCAGATGTTTGGGATGATATCTTTTTGAAGAAGTATGCAACTCAACTCATTAAGAAACAATGGGGCGCAAACCTTTCTAAGTTTCAAGGTATTCAGATGTTGGGTGGTGTTGCACTAAACGGTGATCAAATTTATACACAGGCACAGGAAGAGATTGATAAGTTGGAAGAACAGATTCAACTTGCATACGAACTGCCGCCTATGCATATGATAGGGTAAGTTATGCCAACAAAACTAAATGAAGATACGCAAGTTGCAATTCCATTAAAGAATTTAATAGGATTGATTATTGGTACAGTTATTGCTGTCACGGCTTATTTTGGTTTAACAGAAAGAATTGCGTTTTTAGAACATAACTACACAATGATGGATATGCAAGTAGATAAGAATAATGATTGGATAAATGGTTTCAAACCACCACCAGAAGTTCAAGACACAATTAAAAGAGTTCGTAACTTAGAACTAAAAGTAAAAGAACTTGAGATAAGGTTACAAAATGCCAACTAATGTATATTTCGATACAGGAACAAAACCAGAGCAGGCGCTCTATGAGGATTTGATTATTGAACAACTTCGCATTTATGGGCAAGATGTTTATTATATTCCTCGTAAGTTAGCTGGTACTGATAATATCTTTGGTGAAGATATCGGTTCTTCATTTGAGGATGCATACCTTATCGAAATGTATATGGAAAATATTGATGGATATGAGGGCGAGAAAGAACTCATGTCTAAGTTTGGTTTGGATATACAAGATGATGCAACCTTTGTTGTTGCAAGAAGAAGATGGGAACAGTTTATTTCTATCGACAACAACTTGATTGTATCTTCAAGGCCAAATGAAGGCGATTTAGTTTATTTCCCAAAGGGTGGCAAACTCTTTGAGATTACTTTTGTGGAAGATGAAGATCCATTTCTTCAAGTCCACAATCTACCTACATATAAACTAAAATGCAAAACCTTTGAGTATGGTTCAGAAGCCATTGACACAGGTATTGCAGAGATTGATGTTATTGAAACTGACAACTCTTTGGATATGTTGTCACATCAACTCACTTTGGAAACTGCAACTGGTTCTGGTTCTCTTATATTGGAGAACTCAGTAGAGAATGCTGCGGCGTCCTATATAATACTAGAAACTTATAATGTCGCAACTATTGATGAGAATTCACAGAATGATGACTTTGAACTTGCAGACGATAATATATTAGACTTTACTGAATCTAATCCATTCGGTGATGCTGGGGTTAATTAACTATGATTGGAAATTATTTTTATAACGAATCGACAAGAAATGTCGTAGTTGCGTTTGGTACACTTTTTAACCAAATTCAATTGACTAAAAAAGATAGCAGTGGAAATGTCACACAGACAATGAAAGTTCCACTTGCATATGGCCCAAAACAAAAGTGGTTGTCAAGATTGACAGAAGACCCTAACCTTGCAAAAAAGGTAGCGGTTACACTTCCTCGTATTGGGTTTGAGATTTCTGGTTTGACATATGATGCAACCAGAAAACAAAACAAAATTATGAAGGCAAAGAAGGTACTAGATGGTGCAGATAACTCACAATTAAAATCTGGTTTTATGCCTGTTCCATATAATGTTGACTTTGAGTTGTATATTCTTGCAAAGAACTCAGATGATGCGTTGCAAATTGTAGAACAAATCCTTCCTTACTTTCAACCAGAATACACAGTAACTTTGAGAGAGATTCCAGAACTAGATATCATTCGTGATGTTCCTATCGTACTGAATAGTATCTCTTATGAGGACGATTATGAAGGCGACTTTACAAGTAGAAGGAGTATCATTTATACTCTAAGTTTTACTGCAAAGTATTACTTGTACGGCCCAGTAACGTCTACAAATGTTATTCGTACTGTACAAGTTGACCAGTATGCAAATACTCCAGTTAATGCTCCATCTAGGGAACAAAGATACACAGTCGCACCGAATCCATCAAATGCAACTGCACAAGAATTTG